GCCAAGTACGTGATGAGAAATGCCAGGCTATCCGGCCGTAGTGAAACCCTTTTGGGCAACACTATACTAAACTGGATAGTGTGCGAGCATATCATGCCGAATCTTACTGCCCTTCTAGTGAAGGGGGATGACGCAGTCGTATTTGTAGATGGGGTAGTACCACTACCGCAAATTGTCAGGCAGTTTAAAAAATTGGGTTTTCTTATCAAAATCAATTACACTGACAAATTAACAACTGAGTTTTGTTCGTCATATTTTATTCCCACTATCAACTCACACATTTTAGTCCCAAAACCAGGACGATTCCTAGCTAAAACACTCTGGTGTAAACATACCAATTACACTCAAAGACAAATAGAAGAACAATTTGCAGGAATACTCAACGGCATGAAAGAGAGTATGGTGAATCTGCCCGTGATGCGAGGCTTGTATCGTAATCCAGCATATGTAGCTTGGATTAATGCGAGACCTATCCGTCAGGAGTATAATGAATACGCACGCACAGTGGCAGATTACGGAGATAACGAGTGGCACTTCTTCCTTGACAAATATGATTTGTATCCTAATGATTTACAGGATATGGAAGATGAACTGGCAGAAGCCACACTGCCTCATGCATACCAACATCCAGGTTTCAAGAGAATGATCGAGACCGACTGGTGCCCCAACGAAAACCGCGGGTTCTTAACCTATACGTCACCAACAAGCGTCAAGGAGGATTCATCCTTCAAGACGTTTGCTTTGACTTTAGGCGAAGAACTTGTTTTGAACTTCGTTCCTTTATTGGAAATACCGTTGGGGATGGTCGAATCTTATTTTTATGGAACCCCAGTGAATTTGTTAATACACCTACTGTTGCTCATTATTAGAATGGGCCCGTGGTGGTGGTTAGCGATAATTGCTCACGTTGTCATCAACTACCATATAGCAAACAAATGTAATAGTTTAGGGTCCGCGGCTTATAAACTAATACAGTTTAACTCTGGTGTAACTCAGAGAATTTTAAAAAATATGGTCAAGAAGATCAAACAGCGTAAACAGCAAGTTCCGAAAAAACGTGTGGTTAGGC